GATAATGAATTTGCAAATAAAGTTGCAACCATTAAAGAATCTGTCTTTGCCAAAAAAGCTACAACAAGCGAAGAATTGATTGAAGATGACACAACTACTCAGGTAGAGTTATCAGAATCAATGCAGCGTTACGTTGCCGCAATCAAATCAACCCAGTAAATTTAATTAATAGGAATACATCCAATGATGGAATCATATGACAGTTTAGTCAAAAAATGGGCACCAGTTCTTAATGAAGAATCTGCGCCTTCAATCAAAGACAAGCATCGCCGTTCGGTTACTGCTGTCACTTTAGAAAACCAAGAGAAAGCACTAAATGAAGAGCGTGCTCAATCAGGTTTCTTAGCGGAAACACCAAACAACGTTGGTTCTTCTGCAGCTAATTGGGATCCAGTTTTAATCTCTTTAGTACGTCGTTCAATGCCAAACATGATCGCATACGATTTATGTGGTGTACAGCCAATGACAGGTCCAACTGGCTTGATCTTTGCAATGAAGTCACGTTATACAGCTGGTACAACTGGTTCAACAGAAGCTTTATTCAACGAAGCAGATACAGTATTCTCTGGTGACTCAAGTGTGACACAAAGTGCTGGTGCATCTGGCTTAAATGGTTTAACAGATGACTCGTCTGCAACTTCTGGTGTAGCTAATTCATACAACCTAAAAGACAGCTCAATCAACAATGAGCGTACAGGTCCAATATTTGCTGGTGGTATGCCAACAGGCGACGCAGAAGGATTAGGTAGCACAGCTTCTACTTTCAACGAGATGGGTTTCACAATTGAAAAAGCTACTGTGACTGCAAAATCACGTGCTTTGAAAGCTGAATACTCATTAGAGCTTGCACAAGACTTGAAAGCAATTCACGGCTTAGACGCTGAAACTGAATTAGCTAACATCTTGTCAACAGAAATCTTAGCTGAGATTAACCGCGAAGTAATTCGTTCAATCAACAGCCAAGCTAAAACTGGTGCATTGTCAACTAACGTTGCTATCCAAGGTATCTTTGACTTGTCAACAGATGCAGATGGTCGTTGGTCAGTAGAGAAGTTCAAAGGTTTGATCATGCAGATCGAACGTGAAGCTAACGTAATTGCAAAAGAAACACGTCGCGGCAAGGGTAACTTCATCCTATGTTCATCTGACGTAGCTTCTGCATTAGCGGCTTCTGGTATGTTGGATTATACTCCAGCATTGTCAGTAGATCTACAAGTAGACGATACAGGCAACACATTCGCTGGTGTTATGAATGGTCGTACACGTGTGTACATCGATCCATATGCAGTTGCAGATTACGTAACTGTAGGCTATAAAGGTACAAACGCATACGATGCTGGTATCTTCTATTGCCCATACGTACCATTAACTATGGTTCGTGCAGTTGGTGAGAATGACTTCCAACCGAAAATCGGATTTAAGACACGCTACGGCATGGTCTCAAACCCATTCGTTGGTTCAACACCAAATGACGGATTAGCTACTGCTAAGACTAACCAATACTACCGAATCTTCCGTGTAGACAACATCCTACAGTAAGAAATACAAAAAAGGGATAGGTGTTTAACCTATCCCACTTAATTAAAGCTCACTTCGGTGGGCTTTTTTTATGTCTTACTACCATTATATTTTTTGTAATACACCTCATTCTTTTTGTCTTCTTTAAACCTTTGTGATCCAGTGACAGTGTGTCCAGTTTTAATTTTTGTGACAGCATTGTTTTTTAAGAATTCAGCAATAAGTATACTTTCTTTAGTTGTAACCTCATCTCTTGGTTTAATTTTATATGCAGAACTCATTATTTTGTTCCTTCTAAGAATGATTGCACCATATACCATTTACCTGATATATGGTGTGTTGAATGTAACTCACGTGCCTCACTGTATGTCAAGCCAGATGTCTTTTCTGTAGACCATTTACTACTAGCAATCACCGACCAACTTCTCATGCTACAACTCCTGTCCTACACATCTCACGCACCTTTTCATGGTCGATGATATGAGCCGCATGATTATCACACTCGGATCGCTTATTGCCCATAGGCGTATATGTTTGACGCGCAATCACGCCAGCATCTATCAGCTTTTCCATATCCAAGTAGTATTTCACATCTGCTTTAGAGCAGCTAGAATGAAAACCTTTCTTAATGTAGATTTCAGGAGCTACTACGATTTGATCATAGGTTCTCCAATATGCGTCATAATAAGAGACTGCATATGAAAGAGCTTCACGTTGAGACTTAAGTAACTTCATCTATAATCCTCCAAGATTATTAAAAATTTAACTCACATTATCTTTATATCACATATGATTTTATTTGTCAACACATACTATTTCATGTACCAACGTTCAATGTGGGCTTCTCCATTCCATCCTTCGAAGTATCGGACAGTCCATGCACGATCATCATTGTCATCTCGATATACTTCTTGACCTTCTTCACCACAATATTTTAGTGCTACTACAGTTGCTTTTTTCCAACTAGTGAAAACACTAATGATACCATCTTGTGAACCTGTTACAATATAAGCATTTGACATAATACATTTCCTTATTGTTTCTATAATCTTTATATAGAAAACTAGGATAATGTCAACTACTATTTTCATTGTTTCAAATAAACCCTTTAATTTACCTTATAAATATAAGTGTAAGAAAAATAGGATACGATTATGCCTCAGTTAAATCCAGTTAATACAAGTGTCTTGAATCCAAAAAAGAACATAAGCACTTTGACAACTACTAACTTTTTACAGCCAACAGGCTTTAAGATGTTGATCAATCGTAAGAATTTTCCAAACTTAGAATACTTTGCGCAATCGTTTACGCATCCTGACATGACTGCATCTGCTGTAGAGTTACCATATTCACGTGTGAGTTCAGTGCCTTTTGCACCAGATAAAATATCATTCGGAGAGCTTAGTGTTAATGTTATCCTTGATGAAGAATTAAATTCATATCAAGAGATGCAGAATTGGCTTGAGAGATTAGTAGAAACAAAAGAAAAAAGACCTATGGGATTAAGTGGTACTGTGGACTATGATGTTAGCCCACCAACGTATGCAGACATTACATTGTCAGTATTATCAAGTGCCAATAACACACTCAAACAAATAAGATATATAGACTGTATGCCAACATCGATAGGCTCTGTAAACTTTGAAGCGGTGTCTACTGAACAAAACATTGCATATCCTGTTAACTTCAGGTATACTTACTTTGAAATTAGATAAAATATGAAGGATTATTATGATAGACTTAAATGTGATTTTAGATATGTGGCAAGAAGATTGCCAAATTAATACAAAGCTAGACGAAGCTTCAAGACTTACCCCAAAACTACACGCCAAGTATTTGAGACTTCTCTCAGAGGCTAAACTGATGTCTAAGAGATCAGAACAATCTCAAAAGATATTACTAAAGCAAAAATGGCTTTACTATAATGGTAAAATGTCTGGCGATGATATTGTGGCTAATGGTTGGGAGTACGATCCTTTTCATGGTCTTAAAGTATTAAAGGGTGAAATGGACTACTACTATAACGCTGATACTGATATTCAAAAATCAATAGAGAAACTTGAGTATTGGAAAACTGTTATAAGTACCTTGAGTGAAATAGTATCTAATATTAATTGGCGACATCAGACAATTGGTAATATGATTAAATGGAAAACTTTTGAAGCAGGTGGATAATGAGTAAGCACAACGATACATTTAAATTAGATGTAGAAGATTTGGATATTATAGATCACGCATTACGAATGTACGTGGCAAAGCTGTCCAGAAGGTATACCCTTGATGTAACTCCAACAGACGCAAATGTGCGAGTGTATGGTGAAGGTCGTGCTGAAGGTACTGAGCTTAGTAAGATAGAAAATCTCCTAGGTAGACTACACGATCAGAAACAATGGTACAGACCAAAAGGTTCTTATATTAGTGGCTGATATTACATTAGAGCTTAAAGACTATAGCATGCTCACGATAGACTGTGACCTTGGTATTGCTCAAGAGCTAAGTGATTACTTTTCCTTTTTTGTACCAGGTTACAAATTTATGCCAGCCTTTAAAGCAAAGGTTTGGGACGGAAAGATACGTCTATACAATTCTATGAATGGCGAGTTGTCTTCTGGACTTTACGTTTATGTTATTAAGTTCTGTGCAGAGCGTAAGTATAGCATGGATACAATAGAGACCGCGTATGGGCTTCCAGCGGTGTTAGACGAGATAAATGAAGACCATTTGCTAGAGTTCTACAATTTATTGAATATGCCGTACACGCCTAGAGAATATCAGCACGATGCAGTTATGATTGGCCTTAGACGTAAGAACGCTATTCTACTATCTCCAACTGGTTCAGGTAAATCTTTAATCATGTATATTTTAATGAGGTATATTTTAGCAACGTGTAAGAACAAAATACTTATTATTGTTCCTACAACATCGTTGGTTGAACAGTTGTATAAAGATGTTTCTGATTATGGATACGATGCTGATGCAAAAGTTCATAGAATATATTCTGGTAAAGATAAA